ATTCAAATTGCAATTGAGAGTTGTTGCTGGTGGTTCCATGAATGTGTCACAACGTTATATTCATGCAATGACGATGAGGAAGTAATGGCATATTTTGCAGTTTATGAGGTTGAAACAGGTGAAATACAGAATTTAATAGAATGCCCTGAATTTCTAGCTGAAACAATTCATCTAGAAGAGGGGCAACAATTTTTAGAAGTAGATCACCAGGTGTCAGCAAATAAATACTTGGTCAAAAATGATGAGTTAGTCTTAAAGGATTAATTCAAAAAATTATTTAAAGCACCCAATCGGGTGCTTTTTTTATTGCCAGTTTCTGGAGAAATAGGTATGGCAGAACCAGCAACATCAACAAGCACAGCAACTTTAGGTTTAGCAACAAACATAGCAGGGGGTGGAATGGTTTTAGTAGGCGGACTTTCAACTACTGAATGGATGGCTGTGCTAGGTGGCGTTTGTGCAGTGGTAGGTCTAATTATTCAGGCTGTAGCTGCATACCGCAAAGATAAACGAGATGAAGAGCTACACGATAAACGAATGCATGAGAAAGATTATGACGAATAAAACTAAACTATTAGTGATTGGTTCAACTCTAGCCGCCTCGATGTGCGGTTATTTTATTTTTGGGCCTAGTGATGAGCAAGTTCAGGCTACGGCCGTAAAAGAAGGTTATACAGCTAAACCGATCATCCCGGTGAAGGGTGACCGTCCAACTATTGGCAATGGCACCACATTCTACCCAGATGGCCGTGCCGTAAAAATGAATGATCAAGCAATCACACGTAAACAAGCTTTTGAGTATCTGAAATTCACAATGAATAAAGATGCTCAACCGTTCAATAAAACATTGCTGAATATTCCTATTTCACAAGCTGAATATGACCTTTATTTAGATTTTACTTATCAATATGGGATTGGTGCTTGGTCTGGTTCATCCATGCTGAAAAATCTAAAAATTGGAAAATATAAAACTGCATGTGAATCATTGTTGAAATGGAAATACGTAGCAAAGCGTGATTGTTCAATCCGTTCCAATGGCTGTTATGGGGTTTGGATGCGTCAGGAAGAGCGCTATCAAAAGTGTATGGAGGTTAATTTATGACTTGGATTTTATTAAATAAACGTTGGTCTTTAATTATCCTTTTAACAGTCCTTTACTTTATTCAAATTGGCTACACCAATCATCTTGCAGGAAAGCTAAAACAAGCCGATCAGCAGTGCATGGCCCAAATACAAGATATTGAGCGTAAGCAGGTAAAAGCGCTTGCTGAAGCACAAAACCAAATTAATCAAGTGAGCGCAGACTATGAAAAATATAAGTCAGAACAACGTACAAAAGTCGAGTATGTTGAACGTGAAGTGCAAAAGATCATTGAGCGTCCTATTTATAAGTCTGCTTGTGTTGACGCTGATGGCGTGCAGCAAATCAACGATCTTATCAAAGCCGGTAATACCAGCTAACTTAGTGCAGCCATGTCCTAATTTGAATGAATTAACAGGCACGACGGGTAAAGATTGGATGCTTTGGTCTGTTGATACAGTTGCTAAATATAATGATTGCAAAGCCCGTCATAGTGGAATTGTAAAAGCCCTCAATTGAGGGCACCTTATTTATTTAAAAGTATTTTTTGCAAGTTTCTTTACTAAATTAATGTAAAAAACCTCAACTTGGCCGTATAGGTCAAGAGGTAACATTTCTTCAGGTGTATGGATGGTGATATTGCCATTTTTAACTTCAGAAGGGAAAGGAACCATAATTAACTGTTGTGTAATATAATTCAATTTATCCATATCATTTTCAATTTTTTGAATTTTGAATATTGTTAATAGTGCTTCTTCAGTAAGAGTAAACAGACGCAAAAATAATAAGTAGTTTTTATCGTCTAGGAAAATATAATTATATTCTCTAAATAATAGGAAAGTTTTCTTATGGTGGGCGTAAATTTCATCAAAAATTTTATTGTCTATTTCAATTTTTGTAACTATATCGTTATGGGTGTATTTCTCTCCAGATACTATTAAATTATTTAAAACTGGAGCCATAAGAATAAGATTATTTCTTAATAATGACAAAATCTCACTTATATAATTCAACTCTAAATTAGCATTGTGCTGACTCCGCCAGTCGCTATACAATTTTGAACCAATAATTGCAGCGCCAATTGTAGCTAATGCAGAAGATAATGATATGGTTGAATTCCATACTTCTTTGAGTGGGTCATTCATTTGATTATAAGAAAATAGCCAAAGAGTGAAAAAGAAAAATATAACAATAATTGAAGTTATGTACCCACAAACATTGATTATAAATTCACGAATTTCATTTTTCATAATTAGCACTTTTAAGATACTTAAAAACCAAAATACTATTTAATTATTAATAGTCAACATTCCTTCAAAGGTAAAATAATTGTTAGACTTCAAATTCTGAGACATCGACCATGATCGGTTTTGATACATACTCCCGCCAAATCCAAGTTTGAACTTTCCGAATTTTCCTTGAATGCCTTCGATTGCACACATCAAATTTTCTGTTTTTTCTAAATCACTATAGTCTGTTAGTAAGTCATAAGTATAAGTATGCTTGCTCTCGAGTGCAGTCAAAACTACCCCACATTTTTTAAAGTCCACTCCAGGCTTATAAATATATTCCATCATTCTTGTTGTTGCTTTCACAAGCTTTCTGACATCGTCAGTAGGTACAGCAAATGACTGTGATAATTCTTTTTTATAATAGGGTTTATGCACATCAAATGGGCTAGAGTGAGCAAAACCAATTATACAGCCACATAGGGCTTCATCTTTTCTAATTCGTGTGAATGCCTCTTGTGTACGTCGGGCAATAGCTTCTTTTAAGTCATCTTTATTTTTTGAAGTGGGTACAGTTCAAACTATACCCAAAAAATTAATAACTATTAACCCGCTTCCTCTTCTTCAATTGTTTTCCTAATAGACTCATCTTGTTTTCGAAGATAGCTTTGAAAAATAGCAGCCTCAATCTCATCATCTTCGCTTTTGATGTTTCCTATGGCTAGTAATAATTTATCAATTGCATAAATCATTGTCTTAAACTCAAAATCATAATATGAATTATCATAACTTGGTGAGCTATCAATTATAGTTTTTAGCTTCTGAAGCCCTTCTTTATAAGATTTTAAAAGATCTTTTGCAAAATTAGTATCAACCCCTGGTGTCTTATAAATTGCACTACCAGATTTTTCTAATACATACAAAGATTCTTGGCCAATACAGTCAATCACAATTTTAGATTTTGAAAGCATAAAATTATCTTTTAATAATTAAAGTGAAGAAATATTTGTATATAGATATGTGGATAAATTCAAGTAGCAAGATTAATTTTGCAAATTAATACTTTCTTAATCAGATTTGCGTTTGCGACAAAAATGCGTCAGTTTTATATTAAGTTATTGAATATAATGAATTTAGATTATCCTTGACATCGTAGAGGTCTCCAGTTCGAGTCTGGATATGCCTACCAAGATTTAAAGTCCTATAAACTCGAATCGCTTTATATGACTTAAAAAAGCCCTAAACTATAATGGTTTAGGGCTTTTTTTATTACTTTGTATAAACTTATAAAATCATTAAATGCATATTGCAAGAAAGGTGTTAAAGGTGCCTAGAATTAAAGAGTGTATTTTGAATAGCGAATAGAGATAATACAGTGAACCGATGAGATTGATAGGATAGTTGAAAATGGCCAAAAACTGGATGTTCAAAGGTTTTCTTGGAGATGCTACACCGGATGATGAAATACGTGCTTGTATAAATCAAGGCAAGTTTATGATCGAAATTGCAGAAAAAATAAAAAATAATGAGTTGTTAACTGATAGGGAAAGGGAGTGGGCTGTAGGTATTGTGAAGGCTAGAGGTAAGGACCAAATAATAAATCCAACAAAATATATTTCTAAAGAAGAGAGTGGAGCTCCTCCAGATCCTAGGAGATATGAAGCTGTTCTAAGATATTATTGCTATCTAAAAATTCTAAAGGTCCAAAGAAGAGCGATTGAATTAGTTTGTCATTCCTATGAAGATATAACATCAGATAATTTAAAAAGTTGGATAAAGCAAGAACGAGAAGCTGGACAGCCAATTAAAAGGCAAACAGACGATATGATTATTAATAATTCAGAAAGCATAATAGTTAGTTATGAAAAAATTAAAGGGAAAAAGTAAAAAAAGTTTTTCCCTATTTTCTAAGGCTACCATGTGAATAATTAAGTACATCCCTGTTAATCATGAAAGGATGTATCTAGATGTCTAATAAAATTAATCAAACCAGAAAAATCACTTCAGGTTTAGTAAAGTCACATTATAAAACGCTGTTAGACGCGCTAAATTTAATTTTGAATATCATTCGTCTTTTGCTTGAAATCATCAATATTTTATTTCTATAGATCTAAAACTAGTGCGCGACACGATTAGACGTATTACTTGGCTATATATATTCATATATAAACTATTTTGGCTTATATTCAAAGGGCTAAGTCTAGGTTAGTACCCGAAAGTCTGACACCCAATCAGATTGACTTAATCATTTTTGGGGATGCTTTGGGAGCATTGATATATGTCAAAGATGCGAGAATTACAGAGTAGAGCAGGAAACCCGGACCTAAGTCATTGGAAGAATAATAAGCTATTTTCAATCGCTGAAGCAGCATTATTAACATGTGGGATTGACCCATTAGATCATAATCATAATTTTGAAAATAATTTAGTTGCAGATTTACAGTTTAAAAATGTTGTAAATTGGAGACATGCTATTTTGCTTATTAGAGCATTTAAAGAAGGGATTTGCACACATGAGATAAAATCACCATGTGTCCTATTGAATAGGGAGGATTATCATGGTAACGGATATACGGAATCAAAAGAGCAATCAGCTTTAGGCATAAGTGATATTGGAGATATATGTATTTTTGGAACAAGAATACATCGAGATAATTTACATATATGGCTTAATTATAATGACTATTTTGAGCCTATTCAGTCACATACTATCAGTGCTCAAAACTCTACATATCCGTCACATGAGCCAATACAACTTAATAGCATTGTCTCACTACCAGCACCTATTTATAGAACTCCCGCATTAGATGCTGTACAAGGGGTTGTTAATAAATTTTGGGTTAGTTATGACCCTGATGGCAATCAACCACCACCAAAACAAATCCAAGTTACGGAGTGGATTAAAGCTAACTACCCAGATATTCAGGCTGCAGATATTTGTAAATATATAGATAAAATTTGCCGTCACCCCGAAGCAAAAAAAGGCGGGAACACTAAAGTAAATCAACAAATTAAAATCAAAGGGGTTACTACAAAATAACAATAAAAATCATATTGTTATTTTGGGGTCATAGCACTATTTAAAGAGTGCTGTTATCCCTTTGGTACTTCATTACCCCAATATATTTTTGATCTCCTTACTCCATACAAACACAACTGTATGGAGCTAAATAAATGCAACCTATTCGAGTTATTTATAACCAAGCATATGAATTATTAAGTACTAAACATAATACTTTAGGTCAGCCTAATTTGAATGAACCGATTTTCTCTAAAGAGGAGAGAGTGGTCGTAGATATTTCAAATCCTCATGCTTTACGCCGTGCTCTTTTGGACTATACAGAGCAAGTAATTCATCTTGAAACTCAGAACCAGTGTTTAGAGCGAACGATCGACACCATTACTCAAACACCTGCAGGAGTGAAATTTCAGCAAGCATGCAAGATCTTAAATATTAAAAGACAAGTATTAGCTAGCTGGCTGCGACAAAATGGTTGGGATCGTCATCTTAATAATATGCGTACTTCAACATACTATAGTCAGGCACGTGGGTATTGTGAAACCAAATATGAAAAGGTGATTCGGGTTCGTCCTAACGGTGAACAGTATACTTTCACTATGATAGAGTTTTTTATTCTTCCTAAGGGGATGACGATTTTAGCTAAAGCTTTTGGTAAGGATACCTAAGATAATGAACTTTATAGTTGCATGGCAGAAAAGATAAGGCACTGTGAATGAGTGGGAATCTTTTAAAAGAGGTTCTCACCTTTATAAACCCAGATTTAACAATAACTATCTCATTATTTAGCCTTACTTTTTTAATGATCTAATTTAAAACAAATGTCATTTTGTGTGCTTGACTGCTAAAGAGCAGAGCACTATCCTTTGCCTGCTGGCCACATTGCCAGGCAGTTTTGACAGACTGCTCATGAACTTCCGCATCAGAGTTATTCTTTCTGAGGTATAACTTTGTGTGGTGACTACTCGTCCCTTTGCCGTAGCGGTAGGACGGGAGAGGGACACCTTCGGGTGTGCTAGTCTGAGTTCATGCTAGTCTGTCAACCTTCTTCCGTTCTGCCACCATAATTCTATAAATGTCTGGCAGAACTCCCAATAAAAAGGAGTTGGCTTTGCACATCCATTATTTCTTGGC